GTGAGGTTCAATAAAAGCTAACTCGTCCAGCACCAACACGTTAATAGATTGACCACGAGCAGCTGTTCCTGTTGTGGTACTAATACCTATTGAAGTACCGTTAGTTAATTTCAACGATTCTTTACCATATTCGGTTACACCAGGCTTTAACCAGTTGGGTAACTCTTCATATGCCATTCGAATACGTGAAAATATCTCTTTTGCTGTACCTTCTTTGTTAGCAACAATAAGAATACGTTGATCATTATTAAAACAAGCATGCCATAACGTGTAAATCGTCATCATAGTTGTTTTACCAATCTGTCTAGAGGCAAGTAATATAAAGAAACGATTATCTCTCATACCTCTTAGGGCTCTTTTCTGACAAGAGTGAAGACCAATCTTTTCACGACCACGATCTAGGTTAACTATAAAGAAGAAATTTTCAGCGAAGTAAAGAAGGTTTTGTTTAGCCTTCTTTAAATCTTTTATCATTGCCGGTGTCCACTCAAACTGAGTATTCTCTGTAGGCAAGTTAGGATTACCCAAATAAAAATCGCGGGTAGGTTTCATATACTATTATTTAACTAAAAAATGAATAAATATAGACATGAATCGTAAAAGAGACTTAGAAAATTTGTCAAAATTATACGAAAGCTTTAGTGAAGATGAGCAATCAAGTGCATTTGGTCAAGAATTAGCTGATAAAGAAGAAGATCGAAACCCAGTTCAAAATTACGAAGACGAAGAAGTAAAATTTCAAGTAGGTGATAAAGTAAAGGTTAACGCTGGTAGGAGTTTAAATGATTTACGCTCTGGTAGATACGGTGCTCAAGATATACATATGTCTGGTACCATTGCCTATATTGATGATGATAATGTACAGATCGATACCGATCATGGTACAATGGAAGTCGATATTAATTCTATAGAACATGATGAAGAAGCCGAAGATTTAGGCCCTAACCAACAACCTGAAAGTTGGGGTGATGAGGCTATGGGTGATGAACAACCAGGCGAAACATCTATGAGATTTTCTCAAGACACCCCTGATGATCCTGCTTCTGGTGGTAGCCCTAATATTGATGACCCAGATGAAGAAGATGAATTTAATATGGACCCATATTATAATAGAGAAGAAGATTTAAGAAGTAGGGGTATTGATCCTGATGCAGAAGATCCTGATGCAGATGAAAAAAGATACGATGATGATGAAGAAGATGATAATGCATTTCCAGAAGATAAAACTTATGATGGTAATGAAGATGAAGAAATGTCTTTAGAAGATGCTATTAAAGTAATTAGAAAGCATATAGAAGCAAAAGCTAAGTATGGTGATGATTATGATATTGAAGATGAAACCCTTAATTTCGGTGATAGAGAAAAGGCGATGAAAGTATGGGTTAAGAATTTCAATAAAAAAATGAAAGCTGGTAAAAAAGATGAAGATGAATTAGGTCAAGCTATGGCCTATAAGAAAATTACCGGAAATGAAGTTAAAAAAGAGTCATTTAACTCACATGGTGATAGAGATATGTCTTTATTAGCAGAAAAATACTTAAATATTAAAAATCATGAATAGAAAAAGAGATCTTATTCAAATTGAAGAAGCATATGCTGCAGTAGCAGGTAACCCACCTGGTAAAGCAGCTGCTAAACAACAATTAAAGCCAGGCAAAGCAATAGATAAAACTTATGCTGCAGCTTCTAAAGGTATTAAAAACATTCCAGTCGGTAATGATGCTAGTACTCAAGGCTTTGTACATGACAATTCTGGACCTAAGGGGGCTGATAATTTTAAAAGTACTGAATTAGACCCAGATAACCCAGCTATTGGAGATGACAACGCTTTTGATATAAAACAAAGCTCTGATGAAGGAGCAGATACATATTTCAAAGCTGAAAACAAGAAAATAGCAAAAGAGAATATAAATAATAGTATGGCAAAGAATAAGTCTATTTTTGATCGTTTATACGAGGAAGTGATGGATGACGAACAGTTTGACGCAGTTGAGCTTGGCATCGGTGATGACGAGGGCGGCGATGACGTTGAAATGGGAGGAGATGAAGTCACGATTACCATTGATAAAGATTTAGCACAGAAACTTCATGACGTTCTTATGGATGTTCTTGACGGTGGTGAAGGCGGCGATGACGAAGCCGACATGGACCCCGAAGGAGATCTTGGTGATGAGGATGAACAGGCAGCTGGCGGCTTCGAAGAAATGGAAGAAGACGACGCTGACGAGGATGAAGAAGCTGACGAGGACGAAATGGAAGATGAGGACGAAGAGACCTTTAACTATTTCGGTGAAGAAATTGAAGCAGAAGATTTAGGTCATCCACTTGTTAATCAGAAGAAAGGTAACCCCGAAAAACCTTCTGGTAAGAACAATGTCGTTAAGTCCGCTCATACCTCTAATGTAGGTAGCAAAGGCGGCGACGGTAAAGTTACTGACAAGGTTGGTAATGACGGTGATGAAGGTACTCCTATCACAGGTATGAGAAAGGGTCACCCAACTTCACCTAAGGGTTCCGCTAATGTTGTTAAGAGCAAGATTAAGGGCGGTAATCAGGAGTTTTTCCAACGTAATGGTTAAACGAACAAAATAGAGTAGTTCAAAAATGCCTGCCAAGCGCTTGGTAGGCATTTTTTTTGCTTAAATATTAATGTGAAGTTTTACAACGAAACTTTAAACCCTAAATTTTACGTAAAGGATAAAATGATTCCTGCTTTACGTAAAAAGCTTATTGATATTACTAAGGATTTCTTAGCTAATGTACCTATAAAACTTCCAAAAATTGACGATATACAATTAACAGGTAGTTTAGCTAACTACAACTACACCCCAAAAAGTGATTTAGATGTTCACATCTTATTAGACTTTAATAAAATTGACGAAGATACTGATTTAGTAAAAGCAGCTTTAGATGGTATTCGTTTTATATGGAATACCAAACATGATATTAAGCTAAAAGGTCATGAAGTCGAAATGTACTTTCAAGACACAAAAGAACCTCATGTATCATCTGGCTTATATTCTTTACAAGAGGGTAAATGGGTTAAAAAACCAGAATATAACCCACCAAGTATAAAAGACGAAGACGTTAAAAAGAAATTTGAAGATATAAAGGTTCAAATTGACAAGTTAGAAGAGTTAACTAACAAGTATAAAGATGACTCAGGTAAATCTGAAACATTATACAATTATGGTAGAAAATTATTTCAGAAAATAAAGAAAATGAGACAGGAAGGTCTCAAAGGTATGGGTGAATTTTCAGTAGGTAATTTAACTTTTAAATTTTTACGCAATACAGAGTATATTGACAAGTTATACAACTTAATTAATCATAATTATGATGAAATGTACTCAGAATCATTTTTTAATTCTAATAAAGTAAATCATAGACAACAACATGCTGTTGTAAGAGACCCTGGTATGAGAAAGCATGCTACTACTGTACCAGAATACCTAAAAACGAATTTAGATTTACCAAATAGTTTTAAAGTAATGCAAAAACCCGGAGGACCAAAATTTGTTTATATTAGCCCTCAAGATGCATACAAATTATCAAAACATTTCGGTGTTAGGGATATAAGACGTCCAAAAGGTTTAAAAAAGTCTGGTGTAGCTTTAGGGGTAAAACCTAACGGTAGGTATTACCTAATGAGAACTAACAAGAATAAAAGGAGTTATCTAAGATAATGTCTATTGCATGGTATACAGGTACTAATCAAATTATGCCAGGGTTTTTACCTGGTGTTCCTACCCCAAATAGCAGTGGTTCAATTTACCCTAAACCAAAAAAATGTAATCCCTGTTTTAGATTTACTGATAAAGATAATACTTTATGTGAAAGACTAGTTATTAGTAATTGGTGGTTTGAACAGATATGTTTATATGGTCAAAGAGTTACATATTGGCAAAACCCCTACAATACTTTATCTGCTGATGGTATACCTGAAGCTGGACCTGGTAACATTTACGGTGAAGAGCCTACTAAGGTGTTTAAAGACCCAAAACAAATAATTGTACTACTCGAGTTACAAGAAAATGCGGTAATACTTCAAAAGTATGGTTTTGATTCTGATGATGAGTTTACCGGTTACATTCACATTAGTGCATTCTATCAAACATTTGGATATTTACAAGAACCTAAAGCTGGTGATATAATTGAGTTAACAGAATTTGGAGATGATAGACCTTATCCTCGTACAGGTAAGAAATTTGAAATCACAGAACGTTTAGACGAAGATGTAGCTAGAATTAACCCGTTAGCCGGTCATTATGTTTGGATGATAAAAGCTAAACGTTACGATTATAGCTTTGAACCTGGTCTTAGTGCAGAAGGTGGAAGTGATCAAGTATATGATGATAAGTTCTCAGGTGTACTTGATGGTGGAATGCAAGATAGATCTTCACCTAAGAGTTATGATGGTGATCTTGAAGAGTTATCTAAAGCAATATTTGACTATTCAGGGTTTGACTATGATAATGTATATGGAGGTTACGGTAATACAGAAGCTCCAGAAGATGGACCGTTTGGACCTTAACCTCGCGAACTGTTATTATAAAACGAATCGTAGTCCGGTAAAGTTTCACCTCTCATATTGGCTATAAGTTTATCTGCATCATTACAACTTGCAAAAACTTCAGTAACTACTTTACCCTTACCGGACTTAAACGTATACTCAACACCGTTTTCAACTTTTTTGATATATACTATAGTATATATCTCACCAGGTTCAAATTTGGAGTTA